CCGCGGGAGTAGCGGCACTATTAAGCAAGTTTTCAGAAAAACCAGATCCTAGAGGTGACGGAACAACAGACATTTCAAAAGAGAAAAAACAAGGATCTAGTATATTAGAAAAAATTGGTGATATAGCAAGTTTAAGTCCAGCAGATGCTTTATCTAAAGTAACATCTGCGGCAAGTCAGTTTGTTCCAGAAGGAGTTACTGAAGCGGTAAGCAGTGTAACTGAATTAGCATCATTGGGCGGAGTACCTGTTGATAATGTTATTAGTACTTCTGTTAACAAAGTCACACAACCTGTACAATCTAGTTTACAAAAGGTAAAGAATGTTACAGATAATACACAAGGAATTATAACATAATGCACGGTAGAGGTGGAGTATTTGCTAAACATCATAAATCTTTAAGGCCCACGCCGACCAAGTATCATAATGAAATGCATGATGCAATTTTTGATTTATTGGTTATGGGACAGGTTAAAGAAGTTGGTGGTTTAGATACTTTTAAGGTAAAACTTTTAGGAAAACAATACAGTGGGTCTGATGCTATCACTGTTAGACAACTGTATCCGTACATTAGTTCTAAGGATAGAAATTATGTAGGGACAGATATTAAGAATTTTGAAGATTCCCAAACTAGTTCCGGATTTATAGTACCAACACCAGAAATTGGAACAATGGGATTGGTAGCACTTGCAAATAAAAATGCAACAGAAGGATTTTGGTTAGGTGGAATTTTACCGGTTGGTATAGGAAAAACTATTCCAGATTTTGCAACAGACTCAAATATAGCCGCTGAAAAAAGTAAACTAGATGAGTATGCAAGCAGTGTTGGGTTGCCTGCATCAGAAAAACATCATCCATCAGATGACGGTACACCGGAACCTACAAAATTAAAAAGAGCAATACACCCATTTGCTGATGTTTTAAAAAAACAAGGATTGCTAGTTGATACAGTTAGAGGACAAACGACTTCTAGTGTATTAAGAGATTCTCGAACATCTATGGTAGGATTCAATACTCCAGGAAAGTTTGCAAAAAAGAAAGATCTAGTTGAAACTGTTGTAAAGTATGAAAAAGATAAAAGAGAAAGAAGGATTACTAATTTAGGCGGCCATACTTTTACAATGGACGACGGTGATGTTGCTGATGAAAATAATCTAATTAGAATTAGATCAAGCAAAGGTGCACAGATACTTTTACATGACACCGAAGAAATAGTTTATATTGCAAATCAATCAGGCAGTGCTTGGATAGAAATGACAGCCGATGGAAAAATTGATGTTTATGCTAAAGACAGTGTAAGCATTCATACAGAAGCAGACTTTAATTTTCGTGCAGATAGAGATATTAATTTTGAAGCAGGACGTAACCTAAATCTAAAAGGAACAGAAAGAACTTATCTAGAAGCAAGTGAATTAAGATTGCTTGGAAAAGTTAATGGTAGATTAGAAACAAGGGGACCGTTGGATATCCAGTCTGATGACGCAAGAATAGCCGCTTCTGATTTTTCTTTAAGCACTAACAACTTAGATATTAGCAATAAACTAAACACAAGAGTTCGAACAGGTGAAATTGATTTGGTTTCACAGTTTGGTCAACGTTACAGTGCAGGAACTGGTATTGAATTTAAGACCAATGTGGTTGAAAACCAAATTTGGAATAAACCAACTTACAATCCTCAGAGAACATATTATAAAGGCAACACTGTTGTTTTTGCAACACAGTTCTTTAAGGCATTAACACAAACAACATTACCGTCTAGCAATAATGCTCCAGCGCCGCCGGCACCGGGTCTTTATTGGGAATTGGTTCCTCCAGTTACACCGCAAACAGTTCATGGTGATTTTAAAATTGATACAAACATTGCTGGACCACTTCCAGCAAAGTTTCAAGTTAATAGTAAGCACGATATTAGGTTGACAACTTTTGAGGGTAAAGTAGAAGTTGTCGCAGTTACAGATACAATTGATATAAAATCAACAGCGAATGTTTATGTCGATGGTGCTCAAGTACATCTTAACTTACCAGGACCTGGTGCCTTACCGGCAGAACCTATTGTAATATCAGCATTGGGCATACCTACACCTGATGCACTAATACCTTTTGACACAGGTGCTGAAATGCCATACAACGTTCCAGCGTTAGGAGTATTCCCTAATGAAAAAGTTGACAACACCTTAGAATGGAAAGAGGGTTACTACGCATCTGATACACCATTGATTAGCATAATGAAACGCATACCAATGCATGAACCTTGGTCGGGACATGAAGGCAGAGATAAAGAACGCACAACAAGTAGTTACACCGACATAGAAGTTAGCGGTAAATAGAGTTATGGCACAGTATAAAGAAATTAACATTGAAACAAACCTTACTAACGTTAACAACGCTACAAAGGTATCGCAGTTTTATAAAGGTGTATCCACGGTAAATCAAACGTCAAAAACGTTTTCTTTATACGATACCGAACTTATAAAACAGGATATTCTTAACCATTTTAACACACGAAAAGGCGAAAGAATTTACAATCCAAATTTTGGTACTTCAATATGGAGTACACTATACGAACCACTTACAGATGATGTTAGAGAACAAATTATGGCCGATGTAACTGCGGTTATTAAGGCAGATCCTAGGGTAGTAGCACGTGATATTATAATACAAGAACAAGGATATGGAATACAAGTACAAGTAGAACTTGAATTTAGTGCTTACGATAAGGTAGAAACTATGACCTTAGCCTTTGATCGTGAAAATGGTTTGCTAACTCTGTAATAATATACGCAGTTTATAATTTAAGGTAAATATTTGCATGGCAAGTTACGACAGACAAAACTCACTTTTACTTACAGAAGACTGGTCTAAGATCTATCGATCATTTACAGACGCAGACTTTACAGCATATGATTTTCCTACTATTCGTAGGACAATGATCAACTACCTACGTAAGAATTATCCAGAAGATTACAATGACTATATTGAATCAAGTGAATATCTTGCACTTATTGACGTTATTGCATTTTTAGGACAAAGTTTAAGTTACAGAGTTGATCTAAATGCTAGAGAAAACTTTATTGAAACCGCTGAGAAAAAAGAAAGTGTTTTACGACTTGCTAGACTTGTTGGATATAACAACAAAAGAAATGAATGTGCAAGCGGAATATTAAAAGTAACAGGAGTTCAAACCACAGAAAATCTCACTGACAGCACAGGAACTCCTTTGAGAAATAGATTTATTACCTGGAATGATGATTCAAATGCTAATTGGCTAGAACAGACACTTACTATTATGAATAATGCATTTTCAGGATCTACGGTATATGGCAAACCAAATGCATCTGAGGTTATAGGTGGAATACAAACAGATTTATACAAGTTAAACAGTAATAACACAGACATTCCTGTTTATTCATTTGACAAAACTATTAATGGAACACAAACAACTTTTGACATTGTAAGTTCTAGAATTGATTCAACATCAATTTACGAAGAAACACCATTGCCAGCAAATACATTTGGTTTGTTATATAGAAATGATAAAAAAGGTAACAGTTCAGAAAACACAGGATTCTTTGTAAATTTCAAACAAGGTACATTGGTAACTTCGTTGTTTACAATTAATGATCCATCAAATAACGAAATCATTAACTTGAATACTCCAAATATTAATAATTCAGATGTTTGGTTATGGGAACTTGATCAGTTTGGTAATTTTGCAAACGAATGGACCAAATTAGACAGTGTGTTAGGTAGTAATGCAATTTATAATTCTGTTGCAAACAGCAATAGAAAAATTTACACCGTAGTTTCTAGAGATTTAGATCAAGTTAGTTTAAATTTTGCTGATGGTAATTTTGGTGATTTACCTAACGGAAACTTTAGAACATATTACAGAATCTCAAACGGATTAACATATACAATTAGACCTGCAGACATGCAAAACGTTGTTGTTGAAATTGGTTACACAAGTAAAACAGGACAAGAAAATACTCTTACTTTACAGTGTGCTTTACAAACAACAGTAACAAATGCAAGTGCAACAGAAAGCGTTGAGAACATCAAGCGTAATGCACCTCAGGCTTATTATACACAAAACAGAATGGTAACAGGAGAAGACTATAATACTTTTCCTTTAACTTCTAGTCCACAAATTGTTAAAGCAAAGGCAGTTAACAGAGCAAGCAGTGGAATTAGTAGACAGTTTGAAATTAAAGATCCAACAGGAAAATATTCAAGCACAAACATTATTGCAGATGACGGAATAATTTACAAAAACGATTTTGAAGTTGACTTCGCATTTACATTTTCATCTAGAAATGATGTGTTAGGTGTTTTAAGAAATAGAATTGAACCCATTATTGCTGGAATTGCAACAAAGAGTTTTTACTATGATAAGTTTCCAAGGGTAAACACCACAGGACTTAATATTGATTGGGTAAAATCGACTAATACAACCGGCGGCGTTACAGGTTATTTTAGAAATACAGTTAACGGAGCACCTATTACTGTTGGTTCGTTTACAGGAAACAATTTTAAATTTATTGCAACAGATGCAATGATTAAATTTGTTCCACCGTCAGGCAGATATTTTTTACCTAACGGCGAGTTAACAACAACAAAAACAAAAACAACCAGAGATTACATATGGGTTAAGGTTTTAAATGTTGTTGG